TCGCTTGTTGATAGTCTGGTCAGAAAAGTTAATCTGACCAGTGGTGCCGCTAAAAGTCTCGAGGCGCTGATAGATCAATTTCATGATCCCCTGTTGAATATACATTAATTCAGCAGGTTCGCATGAAATGACCCTAGGCCCTCGGGAATCCTTCGGAACAAGGCAAACCCTTGCTCGTGGGATCGCTTCTTTTGCATTTTCCAGTTTCTCCATCTCATCAACAAGATGGGTGGGGGACAGGAAAAAGTACTCGGAATAAGAATAAGTCTCATCCAATCGCGGAAAGTACCGGATCGTATGATATTTATCCGAATTCTTGGTACGACATGCGGTTGCTCCGCTGCCGTGGCTAGGACGTATATTGTAAGGGTCCGTTTTACCAAGGGCCCAGGCAATTACTCCTTGCATCGATGTAAGATGCTCGTCCAACTGTTTATCAGCTAAACGAGCAGTACTACATTCGATCAGAGAATCATCAACGAGTATAAAATCGTTGAGAAAATCTGCAACCAATTGAGTATCAAAAGCGACTTCATATTTATAGAATATGAACGTCAATTGACGTACACAATCTACGGCAATGGAATCTCCTTTCAAGGCAGCTTCGATAGCTTTGCCCAAGAAGACGGGAATGTGAACCTGGATACAAGTATCCCGGGCAAACCCATCCTTGTAGAGCATCACTTGCCTTCCGGTAAAGGAAGGAACTGGTGTCCATTCCGATGTGGAATGAAAGCTATCTAAGGCTTTTCCTATAAGAGGAAGAGTCGTTGTCAAGAAAGAGAGTCCCTCTTTTTCAGCGCGACGTCTAAAGACTGATAAATCAGCCAGTTCAACGTAAGCGCTATAGCGATGGTTAGTCGCGAGGTTCTCCCACAAAAGGAGAAGGCTTTTCAGGTCACCCATATAAATGGACAATCCTCCAAAGCATACCCAAGCAACTACCACTCTCGTACAGACTAGTTCTTAATAATGAGAATCATTATTATCACCAGCGCCACACCCAACATGGAGAGTGTCGTAAGGAGTATCCTCCCAATATAATATATTGG